GGCGGATACGATCTTTTTGCCGAACATCGACGCCAAAATCGGGTCAATGTCCGGGGGCGTACCGGCCGTACCGCTAGGCGACATTTCGACCTGGATTTTTCCGTTCGGTTTGCGCTGGCCGAGCAATTCGATTTTGCGCGCACGGTTGTAGGTGTGCGGCTTCTGTTCAAGACGTTCCTGCCCGGAGTTGATGTCGGGGTTGCCGGTGAACTTGAACGCATCATCGGCGGTAATAACCAGCGGCACGCCGGAACTGCTTTCGGCTTTGCAGAATAGCCACGAATCCCACGGGTGAACGAAGTTTTCACGCGAGAACACTGATACGGTCATGGGTCTCTCTCCTCAATTGTAGAGATTTGGTTATTGAATGGTGTACGGGTGTCTAACGAATATCAGCACGTCGCATTCGATGTATGCGATATCGGTCAAAAAGGTTTCTTCGGCCGGTAGCTTGACCGGGAGCGCCACAAGCAGCGCATGAATATTTGACGGCGGGTGCATTTCAACCAATGTCACACCGGCCATTTCAAGCGACTGCGCCACGGCCAGTTGATTCGCGTAAAGCGCCTTGCGTAGATCGGCTAGCCACGCTTGCGCCAGTTTGGTTTTCTTGTCAGTGTCCGGCGCGGACGGGTCGAATAGCGGCGCGCCGTCGCCCGGCTCGTACCGAATGACGCAACCGACGCGCTGGGTAACCGTATAGTTTTCCCAGCCCGCTTCCCGTCCGGTCAACACGCTGCCAAACCATTTGGTATTTACGTTTGGCGCACCGTCCATGATTACGCGCGCCGGGCGTCCATCGGTGTAGACCTGATTCGCCTGGGTGTTGTAGTTCCCGCCCTTGATTGACGCGAGCACGCCCGCAACGGCAGTACTAACCAGCGTATCGACTACAACCGGCTTGGACACTTCTTAGCCCCGATAGATCGAAACGGTTTTCGAGACATACGGTTGAATGAGCGGCCACGCATCGACGTGCCAATGCTGCGCTAGCGTGGTGCGCGCTCCCGCCTTGTGCTCTTCGTTGATTCGCTCCGCCTGTCCTGCACCGCGCGCCTTTTCCGCCGCCTGAATTGCAAACCCGTATTTCAGCGGTTGCGGGAGTCGGAAGGTAATCAACAGTTGCTTGCCGACTACGCCGATATCAAACTCAACGTCGGCTAGCGTGAGAGACCCGGCGTTTTCATCGTGCGCCACAATTCGCGCGCACTGGAAATGCTCAGGCACGGCGTAGTGATAGACGCACACCGAACCGCCAACTAGCACGCCATGCGGCCAATAGAACGTAGTGTAGATTAGCTGATTCGACTGGACGGAAATTACGCCGCCGGACCCGGACACCGCGCTATCGCAATGGACGAACCACGGCCAGTTAGTACCACCATAGGCAACGTCGGTTGGCAGGCGCACGCCGCGTATGCTCTGAAATTCGCCCGTCAACGCCGGGGCATTCCAGGGCGTTGCAAGCACGTCAAGCCAGCATTCGCGCAACCACGCCTCTTTTTCCGCCGTGGTCAGTTTCGACCACGCCAGACCGCGCGGCGTCACCATGCCGAGCAGGCTATCAACCTCGCTGGGCTGTAGCGGCGAGTTTTGCTGTTCACTTAGCAATGTGCTGATAACTGACATTAGATTCCCGCCTCGGCCATGTCGGATTCAACACAAGCAAGAAACTCCCGCAAATCGGCAATCTTTTCTTTGGTCAAGACGAACTTGGGGCCAACGGGCTCCTCTTCTAGCGGCGCGCCGCAACCCATGTACCGACCGTGAACAATTTGTGCCAATCTGTTAGCTGCAAAATATCTCAATTGAATCCGCTCCGGTATTCCCCGCTGTGAATGTCCGGTTTGTTCAACCCCGTCCGATCCAACTAGGCCAAAAGACAAATCAACCCGCAATTCTCTTAGTTTGGTAATCATTTAGAACCCCTGCATCCCGCCGAAAAACGATTCGCCGGAAAAGCCGGTTTCAGTCCCGTAGTTGAAAGAGCCCATGCCGCCCTCTTCGTTTGTGCCGATGGCTAGATTTGATTCGCCGAGCACGCGGCGGACAGCGTCTTGCAATTTGTTACGCGCGTTACGCACGGTCTTGGCTTCCCATTCCGATCCCATTGGATTCCACGCGATACCGCCGCGCCGCGCCAGGGCGGGGCCGTAAATCATCGGGTCGTTACCGACCATGCCGGTACGAATCTCGGACACGCCCGCCAAGTCGGACAACATGCGGAACGCGATATGTCCGACGTATCCGCCTTCGTCGGATCGGCTGGTAAGCTGGGACGCCACAGGGGGCGGCACAGGCCGCAGACCGCCGCGCGGCCCGATGCGCTGGTAGCTGCCCTTGCGGAAGCGGCCCTTGCTACCCTGGACGTGCTCCGCTAAAAGTTCTTGAATCGTCTCGCGTAGAATCTGGCGAAGGTCCGCGTCCAGCCCGCGCAATCGCTCCGCGATATGGCTTACAACGGTAATCGACGCCATGGTTACACGCTGGTAGCGGCGTCTTGTTTCGGCACGGGCGCGCCCTTGCCTTGCGTTTGGTCTGGCGCACCGCCGCCGCCCGCCGCGTCAATTCCCGTCGCGTTGTGCGCTGGAGAAAACGCCCGGCGCTTGACTGCCATTTCCGCGCGTTGTGCGGTCAACTGTTTCGCCAAGTCAGTTAGTTCGGGGAACTGCAATTCGGCGATGCGCTTTTCAACCTGTTCAATCAACGCGGGCGCTCCATTGGCCGCCACGAGCTTATTCATTTCGTCAAGTAATTCGTTGATTTCCGTTGTCACATCGTCAATGCCGAAATCTTCAGGACAGATAACCGATTCTTTGCCGTCGTCGCGGTCCATCATGCGGCAAGCGCATTTCATCGCCGCCATTTGCGCGTTAGCGATGTTCTGTGCGGGAACCTTTAGGGCGGCCGTGGTATCGTCATAGGACAATTTGAGGGCCACGCCGGACAGCGGGCGGCCGATCTCTAGCGCCTTCGGCGGCTTCAAACGAGCAACCCGCCACATGGCTTCTTCGATATCCATTAGCCGATTGCGGAACGTCTCGGCATTCGTCGCATCGGGGCTCATTCGCGTCGGCGCATTCATGCCTTCGGGATAGACAAAGGCCTTCATATTGCCGTCATCGGCCCCGCCCGTGTCCGAGTAATTCGTGATATCGCCCTGTAGCGCCCATGTCGTGAATGTTTCGCGGTCCAGAATCGCGCGGTAGAGTGAGCTAATGTTGACGTGTTCGCGCAACAGCGGCTCTAGCGTTTCGCCAAGCCCCACGCCGACAACAGGATCATCTTCGTAGTCATTGAAGCAGCATGGGAAGATCGGAATTTCGCCGTGGGGGTTTGACTCCTGTTCGACCACCTGCCCCTTTTCGTCGAAAAGCGTCACCTCTTCCGGCGTCCACAGTCGCCAGAATTTGTCGGTCAATTTGTCGGGGTCGCCGCGCTCCTCTTCGTTCGGTCGATTGCCGAGACTGCCACGCCAGCGGCGCACAATCTGAATGAGGCGCGTAAATGTGCGTTCGCCGCCGACTTCCCAATCCTGCAAATCGGCCGCGCGCACGGTGTAGAAATACGGCCGAATGCCAAGCGCCGCAACTTCGGCGACGGTCATGGGCCGATCATCGTTATCGACGCGCGGCTTGTCTACGCCAATACCAAGATAACCGTCCGCGCCAAGGATGGACGCTTGGACCTTGAAAAACACGTCGATGGAGTGTTCTTTCAAGTCGATATTGTCTAGCCAATCGTCATCTAGGTTGCTTTCGCGCTTCCAGGGCTTGCGAAACATGTACTGAGCGTAGGTTTGGAGAATGGCGGCATAGTGGTTAATGACGATAGCCTTCAAAACGCGGGACTTGTACGCGCTAGGCAGTTCGCGGTTATTACGCTGTAGCGCCGCGTTGATATAGGCCGTGCCGCCGCGATACGCCTCAGTCCACATGGGGAACAGCTTTTCGCGCATCAGGAACAGCGGGTGTTTGCTGTTCACAATGGCTTTTCCGGCTAGTTCGCTGTAGTTCAAATCACAAACCCCATGTTTGGCGCGTTGACAGTTCGTCGCCGATGTGAACAATGGGCGTCGGCACAACTAGGCGCTCAATCCATGACGTATTTCCGCCCGCTACGTTGTAGCGGTCCCGAAACTCGATTTCCGTTTCCCACGTCAAATGGTTTTCGATGTACGAGCCGAAACGCTGTTGGAAATTCGCGCTCCGCATGTGCGGCCGGTCGCTGTAACAATGGACGCCGCTGCCCGCCGGGGCGCTTGCCATGGTCACAACTTCAACCCGGCCATTCAGCACCAAGGCGCGTTCGTACTTTTTCAGTTTGTCCGTAGTCGCTTGCGTTAGGTGCGGATCGTCGAAGCGCACCATGTCAGCACCGCCGCGCCTTAGCAAATCCGACGCGGCCAGCAGGCCCGGCGTCAAATCAACCACGGGCATGAAATCGTCTTGCAAGCAAAAATGAAAGTCGCCGCGCGCCGCCGCAAATCCTTTGTTCATGTTGTAGCCCAGACCGTAGTGCGCGGCCCGATCTGAGTTCGCAATGAATTGGTCCGGCTTCAACGCTTCAATGATGGCTAGCGTGTCCGCGTCTGAACCATCATCGGTTATCACAACCTCGTATTCAACGCCCGCGCCGATGTTCGCGCGCAACGCCTGGACCGTGCGCCGCAGAAACGCCCCGCGATTGTAGGACGTGATAACGAAGGAAATCACGATTTCACCGCCGCAAGTTCCGGGTTTTTGTGGCGCATCCGAACTGCTGGGGCGGCAGCCAAATAGCCGGGGGTTTTTACAAGCTGTTGGTCATGTTGCCGATAGAAGCACCATTGGTTGTCTACCACGGCAAAGGATGCGCCCGTCTTTTCAAGTGCTAGCCATGTGGCCAAGTCTTCGCACAGCATTTGCCCGTCACCGAACCCGCCGATGGCCAGGAACGCCGGCCGGCGGCCGCAAACGGTCGAATTGGCGATGCACCATGCGCTATCGGACACACGGCCGGACGCGGGCAACGCCAGCTTGGTTTGCTCGCCAAGCACGCCGTTCGCGTCCATATACCGCATTTGGCCGCCGAGAACGTCAACGTCGGGATGTGCGCCCATGTAATCGATTTGTTCGCGCAAGCGGCCGGGCACCATCAAATCATCGGAATCCAGCAGCGCGACAAGCGGGCTGCGCGCGTTGACGATGCCAAGCGCGCGCGCCGCTCCCGGTCCGCCATTTGTCGCCACACGAATGAGGCGCACCCGATCATCGTCGGCGGCAATCTGTTCAACCAAGCGCCGCGCCGGTTCGTCGCTACCATCGTCGATGATGATTAGCTCTAGCGTTACGCCCTGTTGAGATAATACGGAATCAACCGCGTCGCCAATGTACTCCGGCCGATTGTGGACCGGCATTACAACCGACACCTCAACATCGCAGTGCTTTGCGCCAAAGGCCCCGGCGGTGCGTTCGTTGTAGATTCGCAGGTAGTCAGCACGCATTCGCGCTAGATCGAATCGCGTCTCCGCCGATGCCCGTGCCGCAATCTGCAACGCCTGTCGCCGCGCCTTGTCGTGGGCCAAGCTGGACACGGCCGCCATAATTTCGGCGTCGGTCTGGCAAAGCACGCCCGCTTCGCCTACCACGTCGGGAATGCCTTGCACGCCACGGGCCACAACGGCGCAACCGCTAGCCATTGCCTCCAGGACGTTGTACGGGCAGGCGTCCATCGTGGTCGCATTCACCACGATATCTAGGCCGCGATAGACCAGCGGCATATGCTCGGCTGCGATATCGCCGCGCAAGGTCAAATGCGGTATCGCGTTAAGCTTCTTTTCCAGGGCTACCGTATACTGACTGCCACGGCCGATGATCCACCACTTGATTTGCGGATCATGGAATTTTTCCAGCGCGGCAAGAAACGAATCGGGCAAGCGCTCGGCTGAAATGCGACCGACTATGCCGACGTTGACCACGTTCGGATTGAACGCCTGCAAATCAACACCGTGCAAGACCGCCTTGGGTCCGCAAATCGGGACAACCGAATCGTGAAAGCGCGAATAATCCGTCGCGTAATTGTGCTTGGTTGATACGAGCGGGAAACGCTCGCACTCATCCATCAACCATCGGCCGTCCGGCAAATGATGATGAATGATCGTCGGCGCTAACTCCGCCAAATCCTTGCGCGCCCGCTCGATATCGGGCTTGTCCGGTTGCTGCCACAGGGCCGTGCCGGGCTTGCAATAGCGGTGGATAATTACGCCCGCTTTTTCTAGCGCGGCGTCCCAAAAATCCGAAGTGCCAAACAGGAACAAATGCACTTCGGCATATTTCGTTTGCTCAGCTGCAAGGTCAAAAATGAATCGTTCAAGGCCGCCCATAACGAGCCAGCCCGGAAACGTGTGCAAAATAACTGGCCGTCGCCACGGCTTGTGCTGGGGTAGTGCGGTTTTTGCTTCGGTCTTTGGCGGTTGCTCGTTGACCAATTTCCAATGGTTGCACTGCGGCAACTTTGAATTGGCGCTAAACGCGGTCCACGGCATACGCCGCGTTTTGCCGTTGCCCGTGTCCACCTCAACCGTTTTGTCTTTGTCCATGTTTTCACAAATGGGGGCGGCCGAAACCGCCCCCGATTGGTAGTTATTGATTAGGAGACTTTCACCAGGATATCGACGCACTGGTAGTTGTTGGTGCCGTCGTTTGGCATGGTGGCATAACCATAGCTCAAACGCTGGGTAATCTGCGTCGCGGGGAAGCGCGCCGTCTCGCCCTCGAACATCGGCAGGTTGAGCCGCGAAACGAAGCCGAGTGCGCTCTTGTGCGTGTAGATGCAGTGGCGATAGTCGCTACCGCTCAGCGTCTCTTTGTAGAGGTTGGTCGATTTGACAGCGGGCGCGCCAAGCACATTGCCAATGACGCCGCTTTCCACGGCCATGTCCTTCGACCAGAGGGTTTGAGCAAACTGCAAAGCAGTCGCCACGCGGTTGTAGGTGTAGGGATCGAATACCCAGCAACGCTCATCGTCCGGCACTTCCGGCGCGTTGGCGGGCGGCTGATCCAACAGCGACTTGACGTTGCGCAGATATTCAAGCAACTGCGGGTCGGTCATGTTGCTGGTCGGACTGCAATCCATGCCGGTCTGCTGGGTCTGCGCGGTGATGCTGGCGACCTGCTGGAACAGCACGGCGTCAAGTTCCAAAGCCAGGGCGTAGCCGAGCTTCGGGGCGTAGAGCGCCGCATAATCCAGGTACGCAAGCTCCTGCAACGGAACAGACAGCGCGAACGAAGCGTATTTGAACTGGTTCAGGGTAATCGCGTTCACGCCGTCAACAATGGCCGTCGCCGCGTAGCGGTCCAGTTCGTCGGTTTCCGGCACGGAACCAGCCACGGTAGTGTTGCGAATGAGTGGGATGTAGGCCGTCTTGGAGCCGGTCAACATCGGCGTCATGTCGGTGAACACCTTCGTGGCGCGCAACGCTTTCTGATACTGAATGATCGCCTTGAGCATCCACGCCAAGCGTAACTGGTCAAGGTTTGTGGTTTGGGTATTGAACGACAAGGGCTTGCCTTTCTTTTACAAGCCCGGCCGTTAGTTATTCGCCTGAATGAATCGCCTTGGTTACTTTCTGATCGGCCTCTTCAAGCTCTTTCAAGTTCATGGTCAAGAGCTTGTCGGGATTGTCGATCAGGGCGTCAATGTCGGCGCTGGCCGGGCCTGTGATTGGAGTCACACTCCCGCGTGCGCCGGTCCCGCCTTTGACCGAAGAGAGTTGCACGGTATCATCGACTAGGCCGTTTTCCGCGATGAAGTCCGCAAGGGGCTTACCGTCGAAAGTTACGACCTTCGCCAATTCGCCGTCCCACTCAACTTCAGTTTGTGAGTTGATAGCAGCGAGGGCAATTGCCTTTTTGGTGGTCGGTTGAACGTTCTTGAACGCTTCGCCGCCTAGAACCTCCTGAATGTGCACCTTGGCCGCGTCTTTGTTGCGCGACAGTCGCAAGGCAGTCAGGGCTTTGTCGGCGTCTTTGTGTTTCTTTTCCCAGCGCTCAGCCGCCGCCGTCTGTTCGGCAATTTTGGTCTTGGCGTCGTCAAGTTCGGCTCGCAATGCGGCAATCCGTCCAGTTGCGCTTTCGGCGTCTCCTCTGGCGTCCTTTTCGCCGTCGAGCCGCGACGCCTTCATTGCCGCGTTGTACTCCTTAAGCGCCGCCTCGTTTCCCTCTTGTCTCAATATCTCCTGCAAAGTCGGAACCATAGCACGTTACCTTTCTCGCGCCGCATTTTCGGACGCGGTGAGTCCGCCGCCGGTTGCGCTCCGGCAACGCCAGCTTGTTTGCGCCACAAGCCAAAGCGATGTTAGCGGTTATCCGTTATTGGTTGCGGGACAGCCCCGCTTGGGTCACTTGTTAGGATCGGCTGTTGAAATCGTGTCCAGCCAAATGCTTGTCAAAAAAATTACGTATTTCGCTGGTCATTTCGCGCCATTCTTCGTTGGCCTGCTTGTGGGCGCGCTCCCATTCGTCAACTTCTTTTTGCAACTTGGTGTTTTCCGACGCAAGCACATTCCGCTCCGCAATTACGCGGTCCAAGTCGCGCTGAAGGTGGCGAATCTTTAGTGCGCTCTCTCGCAGCCACCTGGACACGTCCTCACGATCTAGGCCGATTTGGCATTCGATGTCTTTTGGGATGCCCGCGTAACAACCACGCGCGTTTCCAGCTTCCGCAAATACTCTTTCACCACCAATTCGGGAACAGCCATATTTGCGTTCGGTTGAAATCCCATCCTGGCAGTTGTCGCACGCCACAAACATTTTCTTCCCCCTTGTTATTTCCTGTTCTAGTCCAACCCCGGCACAGGAACGTGACCGGGGATTGACGCCGCCTGCTGTGACGGCGTGTGGAGCATGTAACGTAGGGCGTCCATTGCGTGATCGTTGTCCTTGACCGGCTCTTCGTGTTTGGCACCTTCGCGCCAGCGGTACGCCGGGAACTCGCCGAGCGTGCGCGAGCAACGCCGATGGATTTTCAGGCCCGGCTTGCCGTCGATAACGCGGAGCGCCTTGGACACAGTGCGTATGCCGTCGATAACCGCCTTCTTGTTTGCCGGGCGCACAGACAGCCCGGCGCGGCGTAGGGCGTTCATGGCCCGCGCATCTTCGGAGTCGCAGAACCACGTTCCCGCGCCGTATGTCGCCGCAAACTCTTTGGCGCTTGCGGCTAACTGATCTTCGGCTTGCCCCGCCTTGACGAACTCGCCCACAACTGTCCAGAGCCCGCTACCGTCGCGCTTTCCGCAAACAAAAACGTTTGGGTCGCGGAAACCAAAATCGACCCCGTACCGCGTTTCAACCACGTCGGCTGGTGCGTCGCCAGTGACGTGAATCGAGGGATTCCACTCTTCGTAGACTTGGCCCAGGAACGCATCGAAACTCGCCTCGTACTCACGCCGGAAGAAAGCGGGCGGCAGTTCGCGCCTGGCCTTCTCAACCTCTTCGGGCGGATAGTACGGGTTGTCCGAAGTGAACCACGTATGACACCCATACTCCGGGTTGCCCTCTAGCGCGGGCTTGATTAGATATTCATAGTACCAGTTCCGGCCCTTTGGCGTGCCGGTGAATATCGCCCAGCCCGCGCGGCGCGATAGCCGAGCGCGCAGGTTTAGCCACGCCTCTTCGTCAATCCGCGCCGGTTCGTCTAGCCACAATCCGTCAAGACCGACGGCAACCAGCGAATCCGGGTTGTCCGCCGACTTGAACTCTATCAGGGTCTTTTGCTTGCCTTCGGCGCTTCGCAGCCAAAGCTCGCGTTCGGTCTTTTTCCAATCCTCAACAATCGGCGAGCCAGCGCCGCCGATGTATTGAAACCACGCCCGCCTTTGCGGTTTGCCAAGCGGGAAATCCGGCGCGATAACCCAAAAGTGTAGAAACCCGCGTTTCTCCCGCCGCGTCTTGGCGATACGCGCCCATGCCTTCGGCGGACCCGCGAACGTCTTGCCGCCGCCGATCCCGGCCGATGCGCTACAGTACCGCGCGGGGTCCGCGTGGAACGCCGCCTGTTTCGGGTGCGGTTGATACGGGGCCAAATAACCCATATCACGCCCCGCCGTTGTCGTCGCTGTTCTCTACCGTCGGTTGCTCTTCGGTGTCGCCGCGCCCATCGTCTCGCATCGCCAGCAACTTCGGTTGCTTTGACAGATAAATAGCGCACTGATAACTCTTAGTTGCGTGGTGCCAAAGTAACCGGCGTAGGCTTTCCTTGGCCTGCGACATTCCCCTTTTGTAAGCGGCGCTAAACTCCGGATCATCGACCATTCGCCGCTTGACGGTTTCAACATGGACCCCGCAACCATCGGCAATCTCGGAAAGGGTAGACCCGATGCGCGCAAGGGCCTCCACCGTTTCTAAGTTGAACTCATGTCTTGGTCTGCCGACTGGATTAGCCACACGCTACGCTCCCGCCTTATCGAGAATGGCTTTTTTGCCCGTAAACTCTTCCCAACGCTTTACCGCCACGTCCACATAGCGCGGCTCGATTTCAACCGCGTAGCATTTGCGGCCCGCCATCTCTGCGGCGATGATGGTCGTGCCGGAGCCGGAAAACGGCTCAATAACTACGTCGCTTTCTTTTGAGTAAAGGCGAACGAATCGGCCCGGCAGTTCCGCCGGATATGGGCATGGATGGTCGTCGCCGACTTCATTTTTGCCGACGCCGGGGAACTCCCAGTATCCGCATTGCGCCCACGGCTCACCCACCCGCTCTTGTCCGCCTTCGTTTTTCCCCGGCCTAAAAAATGTCATCAACATTTCGCAAGATTCGTCAACCAAGTCAGAAACGGGGCTGTTGTGGATTAATGCGCCACCCTTGACCCAAATGCGGCGGTGGCGCAATTCCCAACCCGCTGCTGAGAGCGCCCTATGCCATTCCCAATCAAGCGCGACACGAACGCCGGATCGCTTCTCTCCAATGCTTTTCTCGTTTGTGTAACCTGTGTTAATAACAATCCGACGGTTAACAAACGGCGACACCGTTTTCGCAACATCGGTCATGAACAAACGCGCGCCTTCGATCCCTGGCTTATTATCATATTCCTGGTTGGCCCAATATGGAGGCGAAGTAACAAGCATCGCCGCCATCTCCCCGCCCATCAGCCGTGCCACGTCCTCGACTTTTGTGCAGTCTCCGCAAAGCAGCCGATGATCGCCGAGCAGCCACAGGTCGCCGGTCTTGGAAATCGGCTCAACTGGCGCATCCGGCACTTCGTCGGGATCGGTGTTGCCAACAATCGGCTCCTTGGCAAATTCCATTCCCTCCAGCGCGTCCAGCCTCAGATCGTCAAACCCCTCTTCCATGACCTCTTTCAGTTCGTCCAGAATGTCCGGCAGATCGTCGGTGAACTCGCCCGCGATGAATTGGTTATTGAGCGAGACATTCAGCGCCTTTTCGTTGGCTTCGTCCAAGTCAACTACGATTACTTCGGCCTCGGACGCGCCGATTTTTTCTAGCGCCTTGATTCGCTGGTGTCCGGCGACAACGCGGTTCGTCCGCTCATTCCACACGATAGGCTGGACAAGGCCGAAGCGTTTGATACTTTCGGTCAGACCCGCCAACGCCTCTGCGCCGATCTTGCGGGGGTTGTATGGTGCCGCTATCAAGTCCGGCAGAAGTATCTTTTTGAGTTTCAAACTACCAGCCTTCGGCCTCTAGGGCCGCATCTAGTTCGTTCGGATGGTGCCTGCATCGCCATTCCAGGCGGCTTGATTCGGCGTGTGCCGCGTCGTACCAAATACCGTCGTTAGCCATTCGGTTGCGTTCGTGCAATTCGTGCAAGAGCACAAAGCCCCACTCTTCCGGCTCTACGTCGTTATCTAGCCAGATTTCACGCTCAGGTATGAACGTGTAAACTTGATCGTGTCCGCCCTCTGTGAAGTCAATGTCGTACTTGTCGCGGACTAAACGACCGTTGACTAGCCAGACGTTCAAGCCGTTTGCCGTGGTGTGCAAACAGCGGACGTGGGCGAAGCCCGCGCTACCGGCGGGGCCGATTGGCAGGGCGTCGCCGTTGCGTTTCCGTTCGCGCCGCTCCACGTCATCGGCCGCCGCAAGGGCCTCGTCATAGGACGCGCCGTCGTGCATCAGCCGCCACTCTGTCAACAGGTGGTCGATGAAAAAGGCACGTTCGTCTGGCGTCGCTTCCTGGTCTAGCCAAAGCTCGTTTTTCGGGATGAACGAAAACCGGAAGTGTTGCCCGAAGTTGGTAAACTCTTCGTCGATTTGGCCGCGTATGTATTCGCCGTCAACGAGCCAAATAACCAGATTGCCGCGTTGGTCAAGTTTTTCGAGGTAAAGAGGTTTCATTTGCCGCTTGTACCACCAACTTCAATCGCTCAAATTCGTAGGGGCCAATGATAACCGGCGGAGTTTTCCGTATCGCAAACGAGCGTTCATCAATCAACGCGAGGGCCGCCCGCAACTCTCGCCTACCCAGTTCGGTCAACTCTATTCGCGGCTTTTCATTCATCGGCCGCCACGTTTCCGGCCGCTGTTCTTTCTCGCGTGCATCGCCCGCATTCCGGCGTCGGCGTCCGCTTTGGTTTTGTAGACCGCCGGGCCTCTGCCGATTCGCCATTTGCCGTTGCGGGCCCTGCGAACGGGCATGTCAACCTCGTTTGAATTTGCGGGTTAGAAACACGAACGCCCCTGCAATTGCCGGGGCGCACAAAACCTAGTCTGCACTTTGACCTACTGCAAAATTACCCCGTTGTCAAGGGTTTTTTCGTGGCTGTTGCTTTTTGTCGATTTGGGGCAAAAAGCCAACTTCGCGGAAAGTGCTAACGATTTGGCGTTCAAGCATTCGGCGCCGGTCCCGACCTGGAAATATTTTATCCGATGCCCCTCCCGACAAAATCAGCCTTGCGCGCGCCGCCGGATAGCGTAGCCAAGATAACCGATTGTGGTTTCTGCCCTCTCCGTCGTCAATGACTTCAACGCGGGGCAGGCGTAGCACCTGAGCGAGCACAGTGTACTCGCGTTCCGATTCGTCGGGAACGGCCGTTTTCAGCGCGCGGCCCATTTCCGCGACGAAAACGACCATTGCCTTTGGGCCGAAAACCGGCATGGTCATAATCTCTTGGACGTGGCCCAGCGTGCTTGGCAGTTCTCCGTCGCGACCGATTAGATAGGCCGCTAGCAGCCACGGGAGCTTAGGCAGGTTGCGACTCGGCTCTGTGTCTGCGTCCATTGTCCAGGCGTGCACGAGCTTCGCCCACGCGCGGCGCGTGCCTTGGTAGCCAAGGGCAATAACGTCCATTCCCGCGCAACGCTTAGGGCAGCGCGCGGTGTACTCGCCCTCTTGCGGCCCGATGCTGATTACCGGGTGACTTCCGCAAATCGGGCAATGCGGCAGGGCCGTGGAGCGGGTCATTCAACCGCCTTTGTTTTCAGGTTGATTATTGGGTAATCACCGATCTTTCCGA